GTGGTCTGGCAAGATGAAGATGTGGGTGTGTGTAAGGGTGTCCTCGAGTCCCATGTATATATATATAATAACATGCGATTGCGTTGTGGGGTGTACCCCTATAAGCAATGTCAAAAATGTAGGTTGTAGCTCTATATATTAACCTTTTTGGGGTTCTGATAAATAAACATTATCAAACCTATTAAGGTTTTATTGTAGATAGGTCAGTATTGTTGACCGATATTTTAACGCTAACGCCAGGCGTGGCGTCATATAAATAAATAGCAAGATTTATTATCAATTATTATTCCAGGATCGCACAAAAAAAAACGCCAATAAAATTAATTACTGGCGTTTAATTTGTTTATTATTATTTAATTAAACTTTGATTGTACTTTTTTTCTCCATTCACTTGCGTATGATTTTTCTTTAATTGGTGTAAGTTTATCAAATACAGATTTTTTCATATCATAATAATATGGTCCGCTTGTTTCATCTATTATTTTAATAAACACTTCCTTGTTTAAATAGTCATATCTAATTAAACCAATTACAGCAACAACTTGATCCTTGTATTTACACGCTGAATATATTGCATATTCTTTACCTTCAACATGCTCAACATTAAAGTCAATAATTGGTAATGACATATCCATTTTAAAAGCATCAACAACTGATGGTTTTTTATTGTATTGAACTGATATAGTACCCATTTTTTTTCCTTTGTTTATTTGTTTAATCTCTTTATATATCCAATTTATATAATGTCAATACAAAAAAACCCCCAATAAAATTAATTATCAGGGGTTTAATTGTTTATTATTATTAATTTAATATGTCTAATGGATCGTATTTTAATATAGCGTTTAAATCTTGTTTTGAATATTTAAACATTAATCGTCTATACATTAAGTGTATTTTTTTAATCATTTGATACCTCATTTTTTAATTGACCAAGATACTCAGGTGCTGCAACCAAAAAAGGCTCTACATATTTAGTTTTAACACAACCTTCATCAATTAAATATTTATAAGCTTTTGTTTTTTCTTTAACATCATCTAAATAAATTCTTATGATGTTTTTATGTGGTCTTGTTACTATCATTTTATACCTCTTTGTTTATTTGTTTAATTCTTTATATATCCATTTTATATAATGTCAATAAAAAAAAACCTACCAATTAAAATTAATTAATCAGTAGGTTTAATTATTTATTATTAATCTATGAAAGATCTAGCAATATCTACAGCTAAAACCAAAAAGCAACCAAAAGCTAAAATAAAGCCAGTAGTTGCCATTGTAGGAACTAAAGCTATACCCATTGCAGAGCATAAAGCAAGTAACACCCATTTAATTATATATAACATATTATTTCCTTTATTTGTTTAAACTCTTTATATATCCAATTTATATAATTGCAAGTATTATTTTAAATTAAATTACTTTAGAATTATTCTAAACTACCAGGTATTGCATAATTACAACATGTTGCAAATATGATACAATAAATATTAAACCTTGTTTAATGTTGCATAAATATCACACATAAAAAAAATATACTTTTAGGATTGACATTTAATTAATTATACATTATGGATATAAACAAACAAAGGAAGGAAACAATGAACAAAAAACAATTAATGTATGATCGTATAAATAAACATGGAGAGGATTTAAAAAGAATATTTAAATTAGATCCTAGTATTGATCCAGTTAAACTATGTAATCAATTGTTTAGATTAGAAAATAAAGCTCATAGATTAGCTGAGGATTATTGCAATGGCATTATTTATGCTGATGATTATGATGTACAAACTAGCCAAATATTAACCAAAGTTGAAAACATTTTAAAAAATAATTATTTGAGAGCTAATAATATTATTTTTGCAAATGGTGATCCTAGGGGTTATGCTTTAAAAATTAGAAGTGAATATGTAAAAAATAATAATTTAGATATTCATAGAGATTGGGGTGGATATGGTATAATTGCACCTGATTTCAGAGAGGGTTTTTAATGATTAAAAACATATTAAACTTTTTGGATTATGTTTTATTCCTGGTGATGATTTATTTTTGTTATTTAGGTTTAAAATATGCTCCACAAATAGAACAATTAATAATTGAATTGAAGGGGGGTGTGATATGAAAACAAATATAAATCCAATTATCTATAAACAAAAAAATGGTTCATATCTTGTAATTGATTGGTATAAAGACCAAACATATAAACAAGTATATTATGGATATACAAAAAGACAAGCGATAAGACATTTTAAAAACTATTACAATAAAGAAAACGAGGGGGAATAATGAAGTGTTTAGATTGTGGATTTAATGAGGGTACACTATTAAAACAATTTCAAGAACAACCAGAACAAAGTTATTCTTGGTATGAGCTATCAGAAATGACCGAAGTTTGTGCTAGTTGTGGAAGTGAAAATATAAAAATAGAAAAGGGGGAATAATGATTAGTTTTTATATAGATGAAATACTTTATGATTATTTAGATAAAGTGATAACTAAAACACAAGTTTATGAATATTTATCAAGTTATGGATATAGTAAAAAACAAATAAAAGACTTTATAAAAGAAGTTAAGGGGGAATAATGATTATTAAATTATTTGGTAAACAAATAACTATCAATAATAAAAAATGGAAACAGGATCTATTGGCTTGGTCATTACTATATAGAACAGAAATAGTAATAGCTGTTGCTAGTTTTATTCTTGGAGCTATAATATTTTAACTAAATAGAAAGGGGAAAATAAAATGCAATACTTAAAAAT